GTGAAACTCCAAAAAGCCGGGTTCTACCGGGACGTTGAGTTGCCCGATCCGTCCAAGGAGCAGACCAACATTCAGAAAGCCAAGGACAAAGAGACGGGCTTTAGTGATCTAAACGACGAGCGCTATATCATCTTTGAGTGCCACGTTGACCTGGACTTGGACGGCTACCAAGACAAAGACGGTGACGGGGAAGAGACGGGCATAGCACTGCCATACGTAGTTACCCTAATAAAAGGGACCAATGAGGTTTTGGCCATCCGCCGCAACTGGAAGGAAGACGATGACCTGCGACTCAAGCGACAGCACTTTGTCCACTACCAATACATCCCAGGATTTGGGGCTTATGGCTTTGGTCTTTTCCACCTCATCGGTGGGTTTGCCAAGTCTGCGACCAGCATCATGCGCCAGCTCGTCGATGCGGGTACGCTCTCCAACTTGCCAGGGGGCCTCAAGACTCGAGGGCTTCGCATTAAAGGTGATGACACACCGATTCAACCCGGCGAGTTCAGGGACGTAGACATCGGTTCTGGGGCGCTCAGAGACAACATTTTGCCCCTGCCGTACAAGGAGCCAAGCGGCGTTTTGTACCAGTTGCTGGGCACCATCGTGGAAGAAGGCAGACGGTTTGCCGCCACGGCAGACATGAAGGTGTCGGACATGAGCGCACAAGCGCCCGTGGGCACCACACTGGCGTTGTTGGAAAGACAGTTGAAGGTGATGTCGGCTGTCCAGGCACGGCTGCACTACAGCTTCAAACAAGAACTGCAACTGCTGGCCGGGTTGATTCGGGACTACACAGACCCCGAGTACGACTACGATCCAGACAAGTCCACAAGGCGGGCCAAGCAAGAGGACTACAACCACGTTGACATCATCCCGGTGAGCGACCCTAACGCGGCCACCATGAGCCAGCGGGTTGTGCAGTACCAAGCCGTCATCCAGATGGCGCAGATGGCCCCGGACATTTACGACTTGCCTCAGTTGCACCGCCAGATGCTGGAGGTGCTGGGCATCAAGGACGCAGACAAGCTCGTGCCGTTGCCTGACGACCAAAAGCCCAAAGACCCTGTGACAGAGAACATGTCCGCGCTCAAGATGGAGCCGCTCAAAGCGTTCTTCTATCAGGACCACGAGTCGCACATCAAGGTGCACACGATGGCCATGCAAGACCCCATCGTCATGCAGTTGGTCGGTCAAAACCCCAAGGCCCCGCAGATTCAAGCGGCCATGCAGGCGCACATTGCCGAGCACGTTGGGTTTGGTTATCGCCAAAAGATTGAGCAGCAGCTTGGCATGCCCCTGCCCCCACCAGAAGAGAAGCTGCCCCCGCAGATCGAGGTGGCTCTGTCAGGGATGATGGCGCAGGCCGCACAACAAGTGCTCCAGCAAAACCAACAGCAAGCTGCCCAGCAGCAAGCCCAGCAACAGCAACAAGACCCTGTGCTACAGATGCAAAAGCAAGAGTTGCAGATTCGCCAGCAGGAAGTGCAGATCAAGGACAAGGAAGTTACGGGCAAGCTGGCCATCGAGGAAAAGAAACTGCAAATGGAAGACAAGAAACTCCAGACCGACGCACTGACGCAGGCTGGCAAATTCAAGATGGACAACAAGAAGCTCCAAGTGGACGCGTTGACCAAAGCAGGCGACTTCAAATTCCGCAAGCAGGAAAACGATATGCAGACCAACCAACCTTGAAAGGAAACCCCTAAAGAATGATTCAAGATTTCGCACGCGTATTGCGCGAACAAATACGCACCGACATGAACAACTACGCAGACGACTGCGCTGGTGGTGCGTGTCGCAATTTTGAAGAGTACCAAAAACTTTGCGGAACCATTCAGGGTCTGGCTATCGCAGAGCGTTACATCATCGACCTTGCAGAGAAAGTTGAAAAAGCAAATGAGTGAACTCGTACTTGAACCGGGGCAATTTGCCCTGCCTGAAGCAATTCAACCCGTCAATGCCCCGGCAGAAGACGCAGACAACGACGAGAAAGCAACCATGCTGCCAGAGCCCACGGGCTGGAAGCTGCTGTGTGCGGTGCCAGACATCTCTGAAAAGATTGAAGGTACTGATCTCGATCTGGTTAAAGCGTCCTCCGTCATGCGCCAAGAAGAACACGCCACAACTGTTCTATTTGTGCTCAAGGTCGGCCCTGACGCATACAAAGACACCACCAAGTTCCCCGCAGGCGCGTGGTGCAAGGCAGGAGACTTTGTACTGGTACGTACCTATTCTGGTACGCGCTTCAAGATTTTCGGTAAGGAGTTTCGCTTGATTAACGACGATCAAGTCGATGCTGTTGTGCAAGACCCTCGCGGGTTAACCCGCGCTTGATGGAGTAGACATGGCTGAACAATACAAGTTCCCAGACGAACTGGATGACGAAAAGACCTCCCAGGTCAATGTATCCGTGGAGGACGACGGTGACGTAGAAGTCGAAGTCGTTGACGATACCCCCATACAAGACAGAGGCCGCAAGCCCCTGGACCGGGAGGTGGAAGACCCCACGGACGACGAAATCGAGACCTACTCCGATAAAGTCAAAGGGCGCATCAAAGAGTTGACCCATGCCCGTCACGACGAGCGCAGGGCCAAAGAAGCCACCATGCGTGAGAAGCAAGAACTCGAGCGTCTTACACAGCAGCTCATTGATGAGAACAAAAAGTTAAAACAATATGTTTCAACTGGGTCTGAACAGTACGGCACCATGGCCAAAACAGCGGCGGAAGCCGAACTGGAGAAAGCCCGTCGCCAGTACAAGGATGCCCAGGAAGCGTTTGACACTGACGCCATCATTGCAGCACAGGAAGCACTGACTGACGCCAAGTGGAAGTTGGAGCAAGCGAAAAGTTTTCGCCCACCCCCTTTACAAACTGAAGAATATGATGTACAAACGCGTCAAAGCGCACCCGAACAAGCGCAACCAGACGAAAAAACCCTGCGCTGGCAGGCAAAAAACCAGTGGTTTGGTTCAAACGGGTTCGAAGAAGTCACCAGCTTTGCACTAGGGCTGCATCAAAAACTAGTCAACAACGGGGTTGATCCCCGCAGCAGTGAATATTTCGAGCAAATCGATGCTCGCGTGAAGTCAAAGTTCCCCGAAGTTTTCGGTGGTGCAGAAGACAAGCCTAGGTCGGGAGATTCCCCAAGACGACCTGCTGCCGTTGCAGCTCCCGCGACCCGTTCGTCGGGAGCCAAGAAAGTCCAATTAACTCAGACCCAGGTCGCACTGGCAAAGAAATTTGGATTAACCCCGCAGCAGTACGCTGCTCAAGTAGCAAAATTGGAGAGTCAAAATGGCTGAAAACCGTACCCCCCGTGACCTTGTGTCGCGCGACAAGCAAGTTCGTTATGTGTATACGCCGTCCTCGGCACTGCCTGATCCGACCCCGGAGCCAGGATATGTGTACCGCTGGGTAGCTACACACGTATTAGGGCAAGCTGAACCCACCAACGTGTCTCGAAAGATGCGCGACGGTTGGGAGCCAGTCAAGGCAGAAGATCATCCGGAATTGATGATTGAAGGTAGTGCGAAGACCGGGAACGTGGAAATTGGCGGGCTCATGCTCTGCAAAATGATCGCCGAAAAAGCACGCGCACGGGATGACTATTACGACCGACAAGCACAAAACCAGATGGAATCGGTGGACAACCACTTCATGCGAAACAATGATCCTCGTATGCCCTTGTTTGCGGACCGCAAGTCCACAGTCAGCGGCGGCAAAGGGTTTGGTTCAGGTTCTAAGTAAACAAGGAGTCCTTAAATGGCATCAGTAGCATCCCCATACGGGCTAAAACCCGTGAATGAGCTGGGTGGCACACCATATGCAGGTGCAACCCGTTCTTATCTCATCGACCCCGCAGGCACGGCCTCAAGCATTTACAACGGTTCGCCCGTGTACGTGAATGCGTCTGGCTATCTGGCTGTGGCCACCGCAACTGGCGCTGATGCGACCACCAACGGCTTTCCTACTGGCACCGCTAACACGGGCATCGTAGGTGTGTTTGTTGGCTGTTCTTACATCAACACCCAAGGCCAAGTGATCTACGCTCAGTACTACCCCACGGGTGTGACTGGTGTGGTTAATGCCTACGTTGTGGATGATCCCGGTGTTGTGTTCCAAGTCCAGTCCGCTGGTACTGTGGCACAAACTGCATTGGGCGCAAACGTGTTCTTCTCAACCAGCGCTGTGTCAACTGGCAGCACAACCACAGGTAACTCTACGGCTTCTGTCGTGGCAGGTTCCGGGGCTGTGACCACCACCGCAGCATTCCGTGTTGTTGGGTTCGTTAATATGCAAGGTTTCTCGACTGTGGGCGACGCCTACACCGATATTCTGGTCAAAATTAACCCCGGCTATCACTCATTTACCAACGCAGTTGGCCTGTAAGGAGTAACTCAAAATGGCAATTTCACGCGCACAACTACTTAAAGAGTTGCTCCCTGGTCTGAACGCTTTGTTC